CCCTTACCTTAACTTCGTCCTTAAGCCCCTACAGAAGTTTCTGTGGCGGGTACTCAAGAATCATCGTGCTTTTGCCCTCACGGGAGAGCCCATTTCTGAAGGATACATCTTGGAACGTCTTGGCTTTGATCTGAAGCCGCACCACTGCTATCTCTCCGGAGATTACGCAGCTGCCACGGACAACTTAATGTCGTGGGTTTCCGAGTGTATCGCCAATGCCATTGCACGTACTGTGGCATTGCCTGAGAACTTTCGTGTTCTGTTCGTCCGGTCTTTGACCCAACACATTTTCAAACTTGGACAGGTAGAGAAACTACAGGCCCGCGGACAGTTAATGGGGAGCATCACCTCCTTCCCTATTCTCTGTATCGCGAACGCTGCCGCTACACGCTGGGCACTCGAGATTGCCACGGGTAAAACCGTGTCTCTCAAGGATGCCCCGGTGGCGTTCAATGGCGACGATATCGTCGCCAAGGGTCCTACCTGGTTCTACAATGTGTGGGCGAGTGTCACCAGATACATTGGTCTCGAGGAGTCTGTGGGTAAGTGTTACTTTTCACAGTCCTATCTTAACATGAACTCACAAGGGTACTACTATGATGTCGGTTCGGAGCACTACACCACGTGCAAAGACCTTCGATCGTCTGATCCAGAAGCCACCTTTGAACGAAAATCCCGCTTTACGGAGATACAGTATGTAAACTGTGGTCTCCTTCTCGGCAAGAAGCGTTCTGAGGGTCACCAAGGCGTCGATGACGCCGTGGTGGTGGATGGAAACAGTACGATTGGGTCGTCAGCACGTGACTTGATGCGCCTCTGCCCCCCCGACCTGGCACTTATCGTATGGAAGTATTACCTTGAAAAAAATCGCGAGCTTTTGGCAAAGATTCACGTCCCCTGGTATATGCCGGAGTGGATTGGTGGTCTGGGTCTACCTTGGGTCGGTCCCATCTATGATGAGATTGACCTGAAAGGCTACCGCTATGGTCCCACAAAACTTGACTTACAGATGGCGCGCATCATCCTCCTAAATTGGAAGAAGATGCATCCGCATGCGATGGTCGAAGAGGCGTCTTGGAAAGTGTTCCGTCATATGACGGCCCGCTTCCCTAACGTCCCTAAGACTCTCACGCAAGATCCGCGTGCGCATCGCGAATTTCAACGGGTTTCTGGCCTCTTGGCCGTGGAAACGTTGTTTACTCATCCCCATGATCTCATGGATGAGAACCTATCTGATAAGGCAGTCTTGGCCCTCCGTCACAACGAACGTATGTGGTCCATTGGGAATTATTGCCGCGGCTCGCAACTCGTATTTAACAAGTCCACAAAAACAAAAGAAAT